GGGCTTGACATAACTACATAAATATTATCAAATGAACACTATGTTATGTCTCATTTGATAATATCGAAGAAAAATGAAGTTTTTCTTCAGGTACAGGCAGAGCCTCATGTCTATTATGAATTGGCAGATCAATTTACATTTGAAGTACCTGGAGCAAAGTTCTCACCAGCATACAAAAAGAAATTTTGGGATGGAAAGATTCGTCTATTCAGCACCCAGACAGGACAGATATACGTAGGATTATTAGATAGAGTAGTACAATTTTGTAAAGATCATAGTTATACTTACGAGTTTTTAAATAGTAAACACTACGGATTACCCTTTGAAGTAAATGAAGGGATATCAAAGGAAGGTGTTAAAGATTATATGAATGCTATCTGTAAGCACAAGCCTAGGGACTATCAGATTGATGGAGTATACGACGCTCTAAGGCATAATAGAAAGTTGTTGATATCCCCAACTGCTTCAGGAAAGTCTCTGATGATATACTCGATTGTGAGATATTACGTTGAACGCAAGCAAAATACTCTGATAGTTGTTCCGACGACTTCGCTAGTAGAGCAAATGTATAAAGACTTTGCGGATTATGGATGGGACGTTGGTTCATTTTGTCACAAGATATACGCTGGTAGAGAAAGAGAGACGAACTCTCAAGTCATCATTACTACCTGGCAATCAATCTACAAACTTCCCCGAAAATATTTTGAGAGATTCTCTGTTGTGGTGGGGGATGAGGCTCACCAGTTTAAATCGAAATCACTTATATCTATAATGTCAAAGCTTGCTGATGCAAAATATCGCTTTGGATTTACTGGTACACTTGATGGAACAGAGACTCATAAATGGGTATTAGAAGGATTATTTGGACCTTCCTATAAAATTATTAAGACTAATGAGTTAATGAAGAAGGGTCATGTCGCTACATTGGATATTAATGTACTGCTATTGAAACACCCACCGAATAAATTTGAAACCTTTGAAGAAGAGGTACAATATATTATTAATCACAATCGTAGAAATAATTTTATTAAAAATCTTGCATTAGATTTAAAGGGTAATACACTCATATTATTTGCTAGAGTAGAGAAACATGGTGAACCGTTATATAATTTAATAAATAATAGTAACATTATTGAGAATCGTCGTGTCTTTTTTGTGCACGGTGGTATTGACACTGAAGACAGAGAAGAAATACGTGATATAACTGAAAGAGAAAACAATGCAATTATCGTGGCATCTTATGGAACTTTCTCCACAGGAATTAACATTAAAAATCTTCATAACGTCATTTTTGCTTCACCTTCTAAATCAAGAATTAGGAACTTACAATCAATTGGAAGAGTCCTAAGAAAAGGTGACAACAAAACTAAAGCAACCTTATATGACATTGCTGATGATATCAGTTACAAATCCAGAAAAAATTATACCCTAAACCATTTAATTGAACGGATAAAAGTCTATAACGAAGAAAATTTCAATTATGACATAGTAACAGTACCTTTTAAGAATTAATGGAAGACGAATTTTATGCATCAACTAAATTAACTTCTGGCGAAGAGGTATTCGCATTGGTCTCTGTTGAACAGAATACTGACAACCCTATTGTAATGCTTCAGAATCCAGTAAATATGAAGATGGTAAACACATCTGATGGTTCTATAGTTAAAGTTCAACCTTGGATGGAAATACCAGGAGAAGATCCAGTAATTATTAAATGGGATAAAATTATAACTATGACGGAAATAAAAGATCCAGGAATAATAGCAATATATAATAACTATCTTGAAGATGAAAAGTTTCACATATATTCAGTAGGTGAAATTACAAGTAATCATTCAGGTAGATTAACTGAAAAGATGGGATACATCTCAACTGTTGATGAAGCCCGTAAGTATCTTGAAGATGTCTATAAGATAAAAGAAGATAAAAAAGAAAGCTAATATGTCCTCTCGAACCTCCACAAAGGTTATTGTACATACTTTTAGATACCTTGTCAAGCCCCAAAAGTATGCTATAATGATAGTTAATAAACCAAGAGAGGAAACACAATGCTATGGTTAAGAAAAAGTCCGAACATTATGTAAACAATAAAGAACTCTTAGAAGCATTGATTGTGTATAGAGCAAAGGTTGCTCATGCAAAAGAAAATGATTTATCTAAACCAAGAATTACAAACTATCTTGGTGAGTGTTTTTTAAAGATTGCTACCCATTTATCATACAAACCAAACTTTGTTAATTATATGTTTAGGGAAGATATGATATCTGATGGTATTGAAAATTGCGTACAGTACATACATAACTTTGATCCAGAGAAATCTAGGAATCCATTTGCTTACTTTACACAAATTATACATTATGCTTTTCTCCGTAGAATACAAAAAGAGAAAAAACAATTAGAAATTAAAACAAAGATTATTGAAAGAACAGGATTTGATGAAGTTATGATGGTTGATGATACTGCTTTGGCAGGAAGTAGTTCCGATTATAACACTATTAAAGATAATATTCAGTACAAGTCTTCAAATAGATAAATGCGTGTTGCCATAATAACTGATACTCACTATGGTGCGAGGAAGGGTTCTAAGCATCTACATGATTATTTTGAAAAGTTTTACAATGATATTTTCTTTCCTACATTAGAGAAAGAGGGTATTACAACAGTCATTCATATGGGTGACATATTTGATAGTAGAAAATCTATCGATTTACAAACTTTAGAATGGTCTAAGAGAGTTATATTTGAACCACTTAAAAAGTATAATGTGCAAGCAATTATTGGAAACCATGATTGTTATTATAAGAATACTAATTATGTGAATTCACCAGAGTTATTATTACGCAATTATCCTAATATAAAAGTCTATTCAAAGGCAACAGAAATAAAGGTAGATAAATTAAAAATATTAATGTTACCTTGGATTAATTCTGAGAACTATGATGATACTGTAAATGTAATCAAAAAGTCTAAAGCAAAGGTTGCTATGGGACACCTTGAACTTAATGGGTTTAGGGCAACTCGTGGACATATGATGGAAGATGGTATGGATGTCAGAGTCTTTGATAAATTTAGTAAAGTTTATTCAGGACATTTTCATACTCGTTCTAATGATGGAAAGATATTTTATTTGGGTAATCCATATGAGATGTTCTGGAATGATGTAAATGATCCTAGAGGATTTCATATATTTGATACAGAAACATTAGAACAGACTCCCGTAAACAACCCATATAGATTGTTTTATAATATTTGGTATGAAGATGAGAATTATAAGTTGTTTAATGCTACTGAATATGCTGGTAAAGTAGTAAAGGTTATTGTTAAAAAGAAAACCAATCAGAAATCATTTGAAAAGTTTATAGACAAATTATATAATGTTGGTGTACAAGAATTAAAAATAATAGAGAATTTTAATATTCAAGATAATGAAGATTTTGAAGTAGAGGAAACCGAAAATACCATCTCAATTCTAAATAGATATATCGATGAGTCTGAGATTGATTGTGATAAATCAATCATTAAAGGTATTCTACAGAAGATATATTCACAAGCATGTGAGGTAGAGTAGTGTACCTATTAACATTAGACAGTAAAAGAGATGATGGAGCTTATGCTGTCAATGATGCGGGTGGTGATAAAGTATTAATGTTATTTGAGACAGAGGATGATGCAGAGAGATATGCAATGCAGTTAAACAATCAGGAAGATTCTGATATGATAGTTATGGAAGTAGATGGAAAGCTTGCCATAAAGACGTGTAGGCAGTATAATTATAAGTATGCTGTAATAACTCCTAACGACATTGTGATTCCTCCTAGATCATCTAATGATAACATTCCAAAAGATTAGATGGAAAAATCTTTTGTCAACTGGAAACCAGTTTACAGAAGTTGATTTTCGTGAACATCATACCAATTTAATTGTAGGGACTAATGGTGCTGGTAAATCCACCATTCTAGATGCCCTTACTTTTGCATTATTTAATAAACCGTTTCGTAAGATTACTAAAGGACAATTAATTAATTCTACCAATGAAAGAGAATGTATGGTGGAAATTGAGTTTTCCATTAATAGTAGAGATTATATAATCCGTAGAGGTATTAAACCTAATATATTTGATATTGAGGTTAATGGTGTTTCT